GAAGTCATGGCCATGGGTGGTGGACAATCTGGAGGCACAGGTCAATTGAATTCAGGAAGTGGTGGTGGCACTAGACCAATAGAACGTTTTTCATCTAGTGATTCACGTAATGATTCTAATATTATTGTTCAATCAATTTATAATTTGGTGGGTTAGATAGATGGCACTTAATTTTCTAGTCACTGGTGTAAAGATGTTATCCAAAGCAATGGATAAGAAAAAGATGAAGGACAAAGCTAAAAAATTTGTTAGTGGAGGTAAAGAAGAAAAAAGAAAGAAGGTAAGGAATATAATGGAAAGTGAGGGAACATATGGTGATGAATCAAAGAAAAAAATATCACCAACTAAACTATTAGAGATACCAGAAATTCCTGATGTAAAACCTGCTGTTAGTGGTAAGATAGATTTTAATTTGTTAAGTGAGAGATTAGATAATATAGTTGGTATGACAGATGCATTGGGATTCTTGACTGACACTCAAGCAAAACAAAAGAAGGATGAATTAAAATTATTAGAGTTACAAAATAAAAAAAATAAAAGTCAAAAAAGAGAGAAAAAATTAGAAAAGAAAGATAGTTTATTAGGTAAAGCATCTAAGGGAGTAAAGAAAGCAACAAAAGGTCCTCTTGATGCCATGCTTAATTTTTTAACTAAGATGGCACTTGGCGCATTGGCATTATTTTTAATAGGCAATGCTGATAAAATAAAAAATATATTTAAAACCATAGGAGAGAACTTAAATTTATTCTCAAAACTTTTAAGGATTACTATATTTGAATTGAGAAATGGGTTCAAGGCATCCAGACAAGCTTTTAAATTAATAGGAAAAGGAATAGGAAAAATATTAAAACCCATTGCAAAACCTTTTAAAATATTAGGAAGTAAAATTAAAGGTATCTTTGTAGGAATTGGAACTAAAATATTTGGTGCTATGCAAAAAGTCATATCTAGTTTGCCTGGTGCTAAACAAGTAGGAAAATTATTAGGTGTAGGAAAAAAAGGAATTGATGCATCAAAAACTGCTATTCAAGGTGCAAGAACTGCCATAACTAAATCTTTCAATAAAGTAACAGGTAATGTTCTCAGAAGAGGTGCAGGTAAGGCACCAAGTAGACTTATTCTAAAATTCTTTGGTAAGAAGGGAGCAAAATTAGTTGCTAAGTCTGGAAAGTTATTTAAATTTTTAGGTAAAGCAGCAAAAGGAATTAAGATTCCTGTTCTTGGACCTATTATTGTTGCAGTTACTTCAATATTATCTGGTGATCCAATAGGTAAGACCTTATTTAAATCATTAGGTGCTGCTGTTGGTGGAGCTATTGGAGTGGCAGGTGGTCCTCTAGGTATGATAGTGGGTGAGATACTTGGTGAATTTCTTGGAAGTTTCTTATTTGAAGTATTCAATGGAGATCCAGAAGGTGTAAAAGGTAAAGCTCTTCTCAAGAAAAAATTTGATCAACTGGTGACTGGTGCAGGAAAGTATGGTAAAATGTTCTTAGACTTTGTTGTGGGACAAGTTGGTAAACTTGGCAATTTCTTTAAAGAAGGAATGGGTAGATTTATAGAAAATTTCCCAACAGTTAAAATTCCAGAAAAAATTGGTGTGCAAAGAGTTTTAGGTTTTGGAGTTAAAAAATTTCCAAAAATATTTGGAGGTTTGGAAAAGTATATGGAAGGTGATTTAGTTAAAAGACTTCCTAATTTAGGATTACTAGCTTTCCCTCCTTTATTATTACCACATCTTAAAAACTCCTTCTTCCCAGAACAACCTAAAGAAAGTGGAGGAGTGTCAGAAGAGGTGAGCGCATCAGGTGGAGAGGAAACTGATGATACATCAAGCGCAGTGATATCCACTAGTGATAATTCTGAAACAATTGCAGATTCAAGTGATGTATCAGATGGTGGTGGCACAACTGCAAAGTTAGATGAGAAGGATACCTCATCTTTGGCATCTACCACATCATCCATCTCCTCTCAAGCATCTTATGAAGAAGTAGCATCAGGAACTGTGATTCTACAGGCACCTAGTAGAAGTGATTTTGCATCAGGTGCTGGTGGATCAAGACAATTTAAACAAGCTATGATAATGTATAACAATCAAAAAGCTATGTTAAATAGTTATTACAAAACACAAGTGAAAGCAAGTCTCTATAAAGTTTAATGGCAACACAAAATTCTCCAGAGCAAGCAGGTAATATTGAGAAGTTTCAGATTTCCTCTAACTTCACAGAGTATGCTGTTGACATATCAGCAGGTGTGGTTGATTTTCGCTATTATGAAGATGTGCTATCAAATAACATAACTGCAACTGCCACTTGTATAGAAACAGGATATCAACAGGATGATAAAGGTGAAGGAGCACCACAACAAAGCACAGTTGATGGTCTTCCTATTAGAGGTGGAGAAAGAACTGATATTACACTTGAAGATGTGTATGAAAATAAGTTAACTCTTGAAGAGGGTTTATATGTGAATAGACTTAGAGATGTTGATGCAGGCACATCAAAAGATTTGTACTATATTGATCTATCAAGTAAAGAATTCTTTGCTAATGAACAAACTAGAGTTGTAAAAAGATATGAGGGTAACATAGGGGACAATGTAGAGAAAATTTTAAAAGATGTTTTAAAAGTCACAGCAGATATAGAGATTGATGATACTGCTGCTCCCTATAATTTTATAGGAAATGATAGAAAACCTTTTTATATTTGTACTTGGTTAGCATCTAAATCCATACCACAAATGCCAAAGGGTAAAGGTGGAGCAGCTGGATACTTATTTTTTCAAACACGTGATGGATATCATTTTAGGTCAATAGATAAAATATTTCAAGATAAACCAAAGAAGAGATACATTTTTAATAATACACCTCAAATGCCAGAAGGTTATGATGCTAAAGTTTTAACATATGATATTAATAGTGATGTGGATGTAGGTAAAAATTTAATGATGGGTATGTATAATAATAGATCTATATTTTTTAATCCAGTATCAATGGATTATAAAGTTGTTAATTTTCCTGATGATAGGTATAGTGA